CCTCTGGGGTTTGGGTCAGTAAACCAATTGGTGATCACGCCTGTCAGCACCTCAACTGCTGCAGTTTCGGCATGGCATGACTCCGCTACTCCTTCGGGATTCAATGGTCATTGCAACCTTGCATCGACTATCTGCCATTACATTGCGAAAGGACAAGCCGCATGACTATTTGGGCTACATGGCTAGCTGAGGATCGGCGCTTCCTGTTTCTGGCAAGTGACAGTGGCGGCGTAGAAATTTCCGAGGGCGAGCATGCTGCACTCCTGCAAGGCCAAGCTGACGGCCAGGTCATCGCGTGCGATGAGAGCGGCTATCCGATACTGGTTGATCCGCCTATTCCATCCCCTGACCTCCTTGCGGAGATTGAGCGTGCTTGGCGTGACAGCCAGCTTGCGAATACTGATGGTGTTGTTTCACGCCATCGTGACGAATTGGAAGATGGTCTGGCAACCACATTAACTGCCGTGCAATACACCGAGCTTCAGTCCTACCGCCGAGCCCTTCGCAACTGGCCGGAGGCGGGAGAGTTTCCGTTGATTGAACATCGCCCGCCGACGCCTCTCTGGCTGGCTGGTCTGATCAAATAAACGCCCCGCACTGACGGGGCGTTTTCTTTTCCGTTACACGCAACACGAACAACCACGGCCTCGCTCATGCGGGGCTTTTTCGTTTCTGGAGATTGAACCCTATGAGTTTCTTTCACGGCGTTACCACGACCGACATCAAGACAGGGGCGCGCACTATTTCCTTGCCGTCGTCTTCCGTTATCGGGCTCTGCGACACCTTCAACCCGGGCGGGCTGGATGGCGGCACTGCCAAGGCCGGCGAGTTGAAGTTGATCACCTCTGAGCGCGAAGCCATTGCCGCTTTCGGTGCTAATTCGGCGATCACCAAGGCCTGTAAGGCGATCTATACCAAGGCCAAGGCGGTGATCGTCGCCATCGGCGTGCCGAAGCTGGAAGACGCGGCGCTGCAAACCTCGGCGATTATCGGCGGGGTTCTGGTGTCGGGCCAGCGCACCGGCCTGCAAGCGTTGCTTGACGGCAAAAGCCTGTTCAACGCACAGCCGCGGCTGTTGATTGCGCCTGGGCACACGGCTCAGAAAGCTGTGGCTACCGCGCTCGATGGTCTGGCGCAGAAGCTTCGTGCAATCGGCATTCTCGACGGTCCTGGCACCACCGATGAGGCCGCCATGCTCTACGCCGATAACTTCGGCAGTCGCAATTTGTTCATGGTTGACCCAGGCGTGCAGTACTGGGACACCGACCTTAGCCAGACGGTTGATGCGCCGGGCTCGGCCTGGGCAGCGGGTCTGTTTGCTTGGACCGATGCTGAATATGGTTTCTGGGCGTCTCCGTCGAACAAAGAGTTCACCGGTCTCACCGGCACGACCCGGGCTGTCGAGTACCTGGATGGCGATGAGACGTGCCGAGCGAACCTGCTGAACAACGCCAATATCGCGACGATCATCCGCGACGACGGCTACCGCCTGTGGGGTAACCGCACCCTGTCGAGTGATCCGAAGTGGGCTTTCGTCACCCGCGTTCGCACGCTGTTCATCCTCATGGATGCGGTGCAGGCCGGCCACAAGTGGGCTGTAGACCGCTCGATCACCAAGACCTACGTCAAGGATGTGACTGACGGTCTGGATGCTTTCATGCGCGACCTGAAAGCCCAGGGCGCGATTATCAATTTTGAGGTGTACCCGGACACCGAGCTGAACACGGCCAGCCAGATCGCCCAGGGCAAAGTTTATTGGCGCATCCGCTTCACAGACGTGCCGCCGGCAGAAAACCCGAATTTCCTTTTCGAAGTCACCGATCAGTGGATGACCGAAGTTCTTGAAGCAGCCTAAGGGGCCTGGAAAATGATTCCTCAAACTTTGTTTAACACGAACCTGTTTGTTGACGGCGTGAACTTCTCCGGCGACGTGCCAAGTCTGACCCTGCCCAAGCTGACGGTTAAGACCGACGAGTATCGCGGTGGTGGCATGGCCGGTCCCATCGAGATGGCCCAAGGGCTGGAAAAAATGGAACCGTCCTTTGTCACCAAGGGCGTGCGTCGTGAGTCGTTGAAACACTTCGGCTTGGCCGATGGGTCGGCCTTTAACGCGACGTTCCGAGGGGCTTTCAGGGGGCAAAAGGGAGCAGTGACGGCCGTCGTTGCCACCATTCGCGGTTTGCTCAAAGAGGTCGACCTGGGCGACTGGAAGGCCGGTGATCCGGCGGAGATCAAGCACGCCGTTGCGGCATCCTATTACAAGCTCGAAATCGACGGCCGCGTCATGTACGAAATCGACATGGTCGCAGGTATTCAAGTCGTCGACGGCAAAGACCAGCTTGCCGACATTCGCGCCGCACTCGGCCTTTAAGGGAATAGATCCAGATGAATCAAGCAACTGCTAAAAAAGTGCCGGCCTGGTTGTCTCTCAGCGCGCTGGCTGCCGTCGTGACGCTCACGCGTCCAAGCAGCGCCAACGGCGTGCTGGTCGAAACGTTCACCTTGCGTGCCCCGGTCGTGCGCGAAGTGCGGGCAGCCGACAAAGCGTCGAATGGCGATGAGGAACAGCGTGAGCTGATGTTGTTCGCAGGGTTGGCCGAGGTGGGTGTTAAGGATCTTGAAGGCCTCAAGCTGACGGACTATCGCCGTGTTCAAGCCGCTTATTCGCACCTGGTCCCCGAAACCGACTACACGGACGAAATGCCGGCGTGGTTGTCGGTGACCACCGATCAGGCAGTGGTGACGCTTTCCTGTCCGAGTGAAATCAACGGGGTGTCGGTCGATACATTGGCCCTGCGCTCCCCGACAGTGGGCGATGTGCGCGCGGCAAATCGAGACGCTGCCGGTGATGCTGAGCAGCGTGAGCTGGTGTTGTTTGCCTCGCTGGCCGGCGCGTCTATTGCAGATCTGGAGGGCCTGAAGTTGGTGGATTTCAACCGCCTGCAGGCCGGCTATTTTCGCATGGACCAAGACGACGGGATTTGATCCGGCCGTCATAAAAATGGCCGCGAAACGTCTGGCGGCGGAAACCGGATTTTCCGCCGCCGAGATTCAGTCAATGCCGTTTGCTGAGATGGTGTGGTGGCTCACGGATTGAGCTGCCTTCGGTAAGGCTGTGCAAATGGGGGCCATGACATGGCGAACAAACTCGCTCTCGGGCTAGTGATCGGCGGCGCCGTCAGTTCGACGGTCGGCGCGGCGTTCAAGGATGTGACTGGGCGAATCAAACGCCTTGAGGCTGAAGGCAAAAAGTCGCGCGTTCTGCAAAGTGCCATCGGCGACACAATTCGCCTGCGGGATGAGTGGAAGAAAGCACACGACAGCGGCTCGGCTGGGGCGTCCAAGCTGCTGGGCCGGTTGAATTCCAACCTCGACAGTTTGAAAAAACAGGGGATCGAGGTCGGCCGACTGGAGAAGGCCTACCGCTCTATGGGGCAGGCTGCCAACAAAGCCGAGCTTAAAGCCAAGGGACATCAGCAGCTTGAGGCTGGTGGCAAGGGCATGAAAAGCGCGGTCGGCGCCGCCGTCGTTGGTGTCGGTGTGCTGGCTGTTCCGACGAAGGTTAGCGCGGACTTTGGGGCCATTGTTCGTGACATCGCGATCAAGGCTGGCATTGCCAACAAGCCTCAAGAACAGGAGATGTCGCGCAAGATCATCGATACGTCGCGTGACACCGGCATGGCGCGCAATGACGTGGCCGACGTGGTAAACCAGTTGGTCGGCGCCGGGATGGAGTTGAGCAAGGCCCTCGAATATGCGCCGGTCGCGGCCAAGTTTGTTGTGGGCCAAGGGTCGAGCGGTGTCGACACGGCGAAGATGATCAACGCCCTGGGGCAAAACGCCAAGATCACCGACGCCAAGCAGATGCAGCAGGCGCTGGAGGCGATTGCTTATCAAGGGCAGGCGGGCAGCTTTGAAGCGGCCGACATGGCTAAATGGTTCCCTGAGCTGTTGGCTAACATGGGTAGCTTGGGCATCACCGGCATGGATGCGGTGACGCAGTTGGGCGCCATGCTGCAAGTGCAGATGAAGTCTGCCGGCGGCGCCGATGAGGCGGCCAATAACCTCAAAAACTGGATGAGCAAGATCGGCTCCGGCGATACCGTCAAGGCGTATGCCAAGGCCGGTATCGACTACAAGGGCTCGATGCAGACCGGTTTGCAGAACGGTATGTCCACGCTGGAAACCAGCATGGCGTTGGCGCAGAAGTATATTCAAGCCACCGATCCGAAACGTGCAGCGGCGATGGCCGAGGCCACGGCAAAAATCAGCAAGGAATCTGACCCGGAGAAAGCTAAGGCCATGATGGCCTCGCTGGAAGAATCCTTGCGCACTGGCGACCTGTTCGCTGACATGCAGGTGAAGGCCGCGCTGTCTGCCTACATGCAGAACAAGGCGCTGTACAGCCAGCTAAAAAATGATTCGCGTGATGCCACGGGCATCCTCGACAAAAACCTCAGCGAGCGGCGTCAGGCGTCGTCGCAGAAGTGGGCCGAAATGGCTCAGTCGATGGATGACGCCATGCGCAGCGTGGGGGACGCACTGCGGCCAGTCACTGACACCGTGGCCGAAACGCTGACCAAAGTCACCAAGGGCATTACCTCGCTGTCTGACAGCGCGCCCGGGGTGGTGACGGGTATCGCGGCGGTCGGTGGCGGGTTGATTGCACTCAAAGGCCTGCTTAGCTCCTTCAAAATCGCTAAAGGGTTGCTCAACGTGGCGCGAGGTTCGCTGGGTGGCAAGTCCGGCGAAGTGCAAAAGGTCTTTGTGACCAACGCTGAGGACGGCAACGGCGGCGGAAATAATGGCGAGCCCAAAGGTAAGGCCGGCAAAGCGCTGTCGCTGGTGGAGACCGGGCTCAAGGCGGTTGCTGCTTTCAAGGGCCAGTCCGTCGATGGCGACGCAGATGCGGCTGGGGAGGGTGGCAAGAAGCCGGGCAAGTTCGATGTCATAGCGACCGGCCTCAAGGTGGTTTCCATTGCCAAGGACGCTGCCTCAGGTGCTGATGATGGTGGTGCAGCGGGCTTGGATGGTGACGGCGTCAAGAAAGTTTTTGTGGTCAACGCCGGATCCCTTGGTGGCGGTGCTGGAGGCCCGGGGGAAGCGCGTCGGCGTAAGCCCGGGTCGCGGCGCAACCCTTCACGGCGTCGGCCGACGCCTCCACGGGCGGGTCGACCACCGCGACCACCAGTTCCACGCCCCCCAGTTCCCACCCCACGGCCACCGATTCCACCGGTTCCGGTGCCTAGCGGTGCTTTGTCCAAGCTGGGCGGGGTAGTGCAAGCGGTCGGTAAGATCGGTAAAGCCGCCAAGATGATACCCGGGGGCTCGCTGATGGAGGCCGGCGCCATGGCCTTCGAGACCTATGAGACCGCCAAGACCAAGGATGAAAAGGCCGAGGGCTATGGCGCTGCCGCCGGCAACCTTGCTGGCACTATGGCGGGCGCTGCTGCCGGGGCGGCGATTGGCTCCGTGGTACCGATCATTGGCACCGCAGTTGGCGGGCTGGTGGGTGCTTACTTGGGCAGCATGGGCGGGTCTGCGTTGGGTGGCGCAGCGGGTAAATCTTGGTTTGGTGGTGATGACGAAAAGCCCGCTCCACCGGTAACGCCGTTGCTGATGGCGCCCCGGCCGGGTCCAGCTATTCCGAGCCTGGCTACCATGGGCAAGTCATTCAATGGCGCGAGTGGTTCGGGGGCGCTGTTGATGGCACCGGCATCTCAGGCACCTGCGATGGGGGATGTAGCACGCTCCCTGGCAGTGTCCGCGCCGACCAAGTCGGCGGCGGTGGCAATTCAGCCGAAAGAGACGGAGAAGCCCGTGCCGGCCAAAGTGGATCAGAAGTTCGAATATTCACTGAGCATGCCGGTAACGGTTCAAGGGGATGTGAAAGACCCGCAGCGCTTGGCGCAAGACCTCATGCCGCACATGCGGTTAATGATGGCGGATGCCGCCAAACAAAACGCTGCGAAGCTGTATGACGAACCGCACCTGTAAGGAGGTCTCCATGGCTTACATGGAACAAATGCTGTCGAGCCTCAAGTACCTGGTCGAGGCTGGGGAGGCTGGGCGGCGCAGTGCTGACGGCATGCTGGGGCCGGTCAATGGCGCCATTCGTGAGTTAACCGGCGCGGCGTCCGAGCTGGAAAACATCCCGTTCGTGGGGCCGACTGTCGGTGCCAAGCTGCAGCGGGTGATGCGCGGCGTGGATGCAGCACAGGCCAAGGTCGGCCAGGTGGTATCTGTGTACGGCCGTGCGACACGGGCGGCCGCCGAAGTTCAGGAACGGATGGGCGCGCTGAAAGAACAGGCGGGTAAGGCTGCGACGGCGATCAATAAGATCGCCGGAAAGGTCAGCCCATCATTAGCCAACATCGTGCCCACCAGCGCATTTGCCATGGATGCCACACCGGCACCGGAAGCCGTGAAGCCGTTCCCGCACTTGCTAATCATCCAGCCCCGTGACCCCAAGGAGCAGCCTTACTATTTCAATCTGGACACTGCGGCCTTTGACGAGCTGAGCCGCTCGACCGAATTCCGCTGGGCCTCACAGGAGCGTTTGTCGCGTCGCCCGGCGCAGCAGGCTGTAGGCATCGGAGACGACAAGTTAACGCTCAAAGGGACGATTTACCCGGGTTTCAAGGGCGGGCTTAAGCAGCTCGACACGTTGCGCAGCATTGGGGGCAAGCTTCAGCCGCTGAGCCTGACCACCGGCTACGGCGATGTGATCGGCACCTGGTGCCTGAAAAACATCAACGAGGAGCAGGGCGCGCTGTTGCACGGCGGGATTCCGCGTAAACAAGGGTTCAGTCTGGAGTTTGTGCGCTATGGCGACGACATGCAGAACGTCTGACGGGGACATGCTCGATGTCATTTGCCATAACGTTTATGGCCATCTGAACGGCACTACTGAGGCGGTGCTGGACGCCAATCAGGGGCTGGCAGATGAACCCCAGCCCTACCGGGCCGGTGTGGTGATTTATCTGCCGGATCTGCCCAGCCCGACCGGGGAGGGGGTCAGCTTGTGGGATTGACCTCGGACGCTCCCTACGCCGCCGGCCAGTTGTGTTACGCGTGACGGCCATTTGATTTTCTGTGACCCGCCATGTGCGGGTTTTTTTTGGACAAAATCCATGACACCGATGTTTCGAATCGTGGCGGATGGCGCCGATGTGACGGCCAAAATCAATGATCGGTTGCTGCTACTGCGCACCTCAGACAAGCCCGGGATGGAGTCCGACGAGTTTGAATTGCGCATCGATGACCGAGATGGGC